AGATCGGCCATCCTCGTAGCACAATGCATACAAATGGGATGTCCTATCGCGATAATTCTAAACGCTGGCAACATGCAACGAACTTCGCTGGACGTGCGCGCACTGTGGCGTCCGCTATAGTCCTCCCTGAAGATCACGTTGCTGCGTGTCAGCACTGGTGGACCCGCGTAGAGAACCCTGAGATCGGCGCACTGCACGACCGGCTTGAGTTCGATCTCCGCTCTCGCAAGAACCCCGTCATCCACAACAAGTTCGGCTTTCGTCGTCTCTATGTCGGCGGCGACACTCGACAGCGCGGTGACAACCTTCTCAGCCAAGCTCTCGCCTGGATCGCGCAGTCCACCGTTGCCGTCACGATCAACCGCGCTATGCTCGCTGTTGACTGCGCCCGCGCGATCTTCGGTCAGCGCGGCTGCGGCACCTGCATGACGTGTGAGGGCTGGCCTGTCGCCCTCCTCATGCAACACCACGACTCGCTTCTCTGCCAAGTCCCATTAACCACGCTCGACGAGGAGTTCATCGAGCGTCTTCGCGCCGCCATGCACGTCGTCATCCCCTACGACGACCCACTCGTCATCCCATGCGAGATCAAGTGGAGCCGTCAAGACTGGGGCCACATGCACCCATGGCACGTTGAGGAGGAAGCCGCATGACATCTTCATCACAACGTATCAACGACATGGTTCGTCGGATAGTAGAAATCGGAGGCGAAGAACACTTAGGAGACTTCTATTCTGCCTGTCTAATTGCCGCTGCAATCGCTGCGGTAGCTTCTGGCTCTCCACCGGCAGAGCGTAATGCTAGTTTCGACAAAGCGCCATCTATTCTCCGTCAGTCCGCTGATAATTACGCCGCCCATGCGCGAAGAGCTACAAACTAACATGTCCCGCCACCACCCTGACTGGCTCGCCGCCTACGTCGCCACACTCACCCCGAAAGGCGAAGCCCCCGAACGCTTTCATTTCTGGACTGGTGTGAGTGCAATCGCTGGCGTCCTTCGCCGTCGCGTCTACGTCGATGAGGGACACTACCGTCACTACCCCAACTTCTACATCATCCTCGTCGGTCCCCCCGGTCTCGTGAAGAAGTCCACCACGATCAACGTCGGCGTTGGTCTGTTGCGAGAGGTTCCTAACGTCATCCTCGGCGCAGACTGCTCGACGTGGCAGAGCTTCGTCGAAGAAGTCGCCGAGGCCAAAGACATCTTCGCCGAGGGCGACGACCAGCACGTCGAACTTGACTCCCTCCTCGACCAGACGCACACAGTGACGTCCGCCATCACCCTCGCGATCAGTGAGTTCGGCACGTTCTTCGATCCCGAAGACCGCGCGATGGTGAATGTACTCACCGAACTTTACGACGGCAAGGTGAATAGTGCCTTCACCAAACGCACCAAGACCCAAGGCACCGATACGATTATGAACCCGTTTGTCAATATCATCGCGGGCACCACTCCCGACTGGATGCGCGACAACTTCCGCGGCAGGTTCGGCGGATGGGGGCTGTCCTCCCGCATCATTTTCCTCCACTGCGACGAGAAAGAACGCTCTGTCGCGTTCCCACACAAGCTGTGGGCGGGCACATACGAACGCACAATGGCCTCCTTCACCGCCGACCTGATCGAGATCAGCAAGCTCCAAGGCACGTACACATTCTCTCCCGACGCCGAGTCACTCTACGAGGAACTCTATGACGCACACGGACGACGACAGACCGCTCTCAACCGACATCCCCATCACGACCCTTGGCTATCTTATTATCTTGCTCGAAAGCTCGACCACGTCATCAAACTTGCTATCGTTCTCGCGGCCAGTCGTCGATCTGAGCTACTTATCACTCTCGCCGACATGCGAGACTCAGTTGCCCGCTGCGACGAGATCGAGCACGAGCTAGGCAAAGTCTTCCAGTCCCGCCAGTCGGACAACCGCGATGTCCGCCTCAACATGGACGTGTGGCGCGGCCTCGAAGAAGCGATCAAGCGTCACGGTCGCATCAAGCAAGTCGAAGCCTTCTCGTTCATGGTGCAATGGATGGACTACGGCAAGGGCAAGCAACTCCTCGACCAACTTATCGCCTCGCACTGGCTCCTCGCCGAGTCAGAGCCCGGCGGCGTCTTCTACTCGTTCGGTGAGAACGCACAACTCAGTGAGAGCAGGCCCAATGGACAAGCCAGTTGATGTCGAAGCAGTGATTAAGAGACTGAACAACACCCCCGACCCTGACGACGGGGTGCCGTTGTATGTGGCGCTCTATTGGTTCTTGCTTCTCGTCCTACTCTTCCACGCCTACTGACGCGTCTGCATCTCTTGGCTCGCGCCGCGCGCTTCGATTGCGACAGCTTTCCGTATGACGGCCTCCGTCCGATCGACGAGCGCATCTAGCTCCGGGCTCCCCGGCTTTAGCCTCGCCGCTGACCGCATAAGGTTCTTCGCAATCGGTGTCTGATGTATCCGTTGCAGCGCCGCCAGCCCGATATGATACGCTGGCAGTGTCAGTGCCATCTGGGCCGCGTGCAGATAATGTCCTGAGAACAACGACCCCACGACAAACACTGGCGCAACTGAGTGCGACCAATCAAATATCTTCGGCGACCGAGCCTTGACACGTTCGACGAGGTTCCCGGCCACTTTCGCCATCCCTTCCAACTCCGTCATCGCGTCGCGCCCGATCAACTCCCGGATCACGTTTTGATGTTTGAGCACATACTCAATCGCCTTACCCTCGCCTTTCAGTTCGCTCGCCCTCAGTGCCTCCGCCGCCATCACCTGTATCATGCTATCGCGGCCACGCGGCCCTAGTGTCTTCCCTAGTGCTCGCGCCAACTCCATATCATCCTTATTCACCACCGTTGCGATGTTGTCATAGATCGCCGCCGTCGTGATCCCGCCTTGCTCAACGGGCTGCGTCGCCCTCTCAAACGTCCGTCCGTCGAAGAACTTCCGCAGCGGTACGACCGTCTCTTTGAAGTACTTGTCGGCCGCCTCGCGTCTCCGCACAAATGCCTCGGTCGAAATCCCTTCAGCGCGCGCTGTGTCCTCGGCGACTTTGTCGATCCCTCGCAGCATCATCTTGAGTTGAGTCTCGACTGCGGGGTTTTTCGACCGCACCGCTCGCCCAATCGCTGCGTTAATCTCCGTCCGCGCCTGTGCATACGCTTCGGACGGCACCGGACTCGCCACGAATGACGGTGGCGGCTCAGGCACGTCACCGCCAGACGCTCTATATCTATCCAGCACTTGCTTGTGCAACTGCGGGGGCACGTTCGCCGTCAGACGCGCCGTCTTCTCCTCATACTCCTTCTGCAATCGTTGTGTCTCTGCATACCTCCCCTCTTCCTTATCCACGCCGAGCGTCTTCTTCACGCTCCGCGCCACCCCCTCCACCCACGACTTCACACCCTCGTCTTTGCTCTCCTGGACTGAGCGGTCAATCGCTTGCGTGAACCCTTCGTCGCTCCCCGCCGGCCCCACGCCTGTCGGGAACCCGTCGATCTCCCGTCCTGCCGCGTTCCGCACCGCGTAGTTCGCGCGGCTCGTCGCTGTCACTTGACCATAGTACGACAACGCCTCAGTCTGCGCTTGTCCTGTGTTCCGCGCCGTCCCGTTCGTCGTCTGTTGCACCAGTCGCATGAACGACCGCCCATACGCAGTGTCGCTAAGGTTCCGCGCTCCCCACTCCAAACTCCTCGCAACCGTCCCCGCGATCAGTCCGAGCACGGAGCCGACGCCAGTGTCGAACGCACGCGCGTTCACGCCGAGCGGCCGACGCTCCGCCTCTGGCCCTTCCGGATAGAAGCTCAGTGCGCCCACGCCAGCGCCCGTCGTCACACCACGTCCGACCGCCCCGACCCCCTGCCACGCCGCCTGGGCCGCCTTCGCGGCCATGACTGGCATAAGTGCAGGTGCCGCCCCGCCCAACAGTCGTGCCGTTCCCATGATCGTCACGGTCGCTCCCGTCAGTCGCCCTATCTGTTCCAACGTCGGATGCTCGTCGCGTAGGTCGACATAGTCCAACTCGACCTGCCGCAGTCTCGCCTCAATCGGAGCCATCTGCTCTCGCGGTAGTGTCATCTGCGCCACGGCGAGCGCCGGTTCGACCATCCCCCGCGTAATCCCGTGGAGTAGAGCCGCACTCGCCCGACTATACTCTTGCGTCCCTCCCGTCGGTATCTGGTCCTCGCTCGTCATTAACTCGGACTGCGGCACTGCCGACCCTGCCGGTGTTGCACTCGATGCCGTTCCTACTGCGGGCAAGTCCGGCAAGTCATCAATGCCCGCCAGCCGCTTCCGATCAACCACACTCGCTGACTGAGAGCCCGCCTCGGACAACTGCATATGTCCGGGGTCTTTCCCCCCAAACGGGAACTCCAGACCCACCTTCGGTGCGTTCTCCGTTAGCCATTTCAACGCTGCCGGACTCGACGCGTTGAAGTCAAGTGCCGCCCCTAACTCGTGCTGAGAGTGTCCTGGCCGCGCTGCCAGCCCCCCGCCCGCCTGATAGTCGGCGTACAGTCGCGCTTGCCCTGCTGTGGACCGTCGTCCCGACGTAACCGTCGCTTGACTCTGCAACTCCGGCGGCATCATCTCATACAGCCGGTTCGCACGCGCCGTAAGCTCAGGGTTGAGCGAGGACACGTCTGCGTGATCTTGCGCTCGAAATCGGAGTCCGACGAACGCTGGTGTCGCGTCGCGCGGCGCAGCGGGCGGTATCGCCCCCTCCGGTATCGCTACGCGTTGCGCCGCTGTCGCCGGAGCAAGATCAGGCAGATCACTCATCGCGGCCCCGTATATTTGAACTGGTTGCGGTATTCTTCGAGCGCGGTCGCCGGGTCTTTCCCTGCCTCGCTCGCTTTCTGTGCGATAGCCGCGCCCGTCGCTTTATGTCCGCCGCCGAGATCGTACACTTTCTCCGGGTCGAGCAACACTTTAAACGTCTTCGGGTCGATCTGTTTCCCCTCGAAGTACGCAATCGTCCGCTGCCCGTCCGCCGTCGTGTCACTCTTAAACGTCCCTGTCGTCGCCTTAACCTGCTTCCATTTATCGAGTGCTATTTGAAGAGGTTTAGTATTTGTACTTGTCCCCTCCGACCCACTAATACGACTCTCCAATGAAGCTATCATTCGATCAGCGACTTGATCGGTGGCGAGAAGTGCGTGTAACGGCGTCTCTGTAATTCCCGCTGTCACGTCGTGAGCGAGCTTGACGCGCCCCCCCGAAAAGAACCCGCCTCCTGCCGTTGCTGTGCTCGCTACTTGCTGCTGGGCAGCGTTCCACATATCAACGAGTGGTACGTCGCCAGTCGCCCATCCATATCGTTCCATCGTAGTCGTGAAATTCGCTCCTGACAACAGGCCGAGCTGACTTGCGCCACCCCGCTTAAAATCATCAATAAACCGCAGAGCACTCGTCGCGTGTTGCACACTTGCATCGCCAACTTTCTTGTCTCCTTCGGTCGCTGGCTTCGGCGCCTCGCGTTTCTCCTTCGACGTAACGAGGTTCCGCACATACGCACTCATCGCCGCGTCGCCGCTGCCCGGCACTTTCGTTTCGGCCCCTTGATACGTCATCTTCGCCGCCGCCGTCTCTTCCGGCGTGAGTTTGAACGGGGCGAGTTGCGCGTCGAGGCCGTCACCTGTCCCTGGTCCTGCGCGCATACGTCGCAGACGCTCCTCTTCGATGTCCGCACCCACGCCCGCCTTACGTGCTTCCGCTGTCCGCAACGTAGCTGCTGCGTTCTCTGCGTCTACGCGTGGACCCGTCAACGCTCGCGTCGCTGCCGCACCCGCCGACAGACTCTCAGTCTCTGCCGCTACGTGCGCTGGCTCCGCTTGCGCCTTCGCGAGATCAGCCTGTGCCTGTGCTGGCGCAAGTGGCGCCTTCGCCTTTGCGATCTCAGCCTGAATTTTGGTAAGTCCCGCCGTCGCGAGCTTCTGCGTGATCGTCGCTTGTTGCTCCTGGAGCGCGTTCAGCTTCGCCAGCGTCTCAATCCCACTGTTCCCGAACTTCTTGAATATCTCGCCGGGCTTCTTGTCCTCCGAGATACTCGTGTCACCGATAATTTGAGCGACGCCTTGCTGCAACTGGTTCTGCGCAAACGCATTTGCTATCCCTCCAAGCGCACTAGCGATCCCTTTGCCGAGATCGCCCATCCGGGTGTCTTGCGGCAAGTTAATCGTCGGCATCACGCGGCCTCCTTCAGCACGCCCTCAATAATCGCGCCGTAGTCCACGATCTTCACGCCACCGATCTCTCTCACCGCCCGCGGCACACGTTTCTCGACATCCTGTGCCATGACGCCGACATGACGCTCTGGCGTGCCCTTGTATCGGAACCGATACAACGGAAATCCATCGACGGAGCCGACTTCCTCAATGTCTTCTTTGATGCGGCGATCTGAGAACCATGTCGCAATGTTAGCGAGCGCAGACGTGCCGCCTGCTGGCGCAGACCCCAGGGCTCCAATCCCGCTGAATATCCCCCCTAGTAGTCCTGTCGACCCACCCGACCCTACACCAGACGTTTGCTGTGTCTGCCCCGTCCCTCCCGCGATCAGGTCGGCGATCATCTGCTGGTACGGAGAGAACGTCGCCGTGCTCAGCCCGATATTCGCGCCAAGCTCTGTCTGCGGCAGAGTCGCCGTCGTCGGCGCAAGTCCAATCGCCGCGAGGATGTCTTTGATCGCGTTGATACTCGCACTTTGGTTCGACACGCCCGCCGTGAGCCCTGCGCCCTGGTTCGCAGTCGCCGCCGACAGATCGGTCGCTTGGTTCGCGAGTCCCGCCGCCAACCCTGTCCTCTGGTTCGCCAACAACGCGTTCAGCGTCGCGTTCTGATTAGCAGCCGCCGCCGAGTACGCGAACTCCGAGCCCTTTTCAGCGAGCGTCCTCTCCAGGTCCGTCGCCGCGTTCTCACGTGCGTTCTTCGATCCACTCCCATACGCGCCACCCGCGCTCCCTCCGAACTGCCCCGCGATACTTGGCAACGTCCGCGTGAGGAAGTCGTTGGTGAGAGGTTCAACCACGCCTTTCGTGAACGCAGCCGTCGAGTCGATCTGCGGCGCGTTGACGTTCGTGCCGGTCACGCTCGTCGGCGTCACCGTCCCTGCAGTCACGTTCGGCGCCGTAAACCCAAGCGCCCGTGTCAGTGCGTCCGTCGAAGCCGCATTGATCCCGCCCTGCGCGCCTGTCGGCCCCGCACCCACATTCATCGCTTGGTTTTCAAGAGCTGCGAGCGAAGTCGATCCGAGCCCAAACCCCCCTTGCTGATATGGGAACGCGTTCGATAGGATCGACGACAGCGTGTCGAGGATCGGTTGTTGGGCCGGCGAGATCGTCGGTTGAGTCGAGAACGTCGCTTTCGGCGCGGAGCCGAACAGTGTCGAGGTCATTACGCTCTCCCGTTAGTGTGTGCCACGCCTCGGTCGAGGCTGTAGATAATAATGTCTTGGAGGACGCCGCCCGTGGCGTCAGGCGCACGTACAATAGCTCGTCGCAGTCGCGCTTCCTCGTGAAACCCGAGCAGTGCTATCCCATACCGGGCCGCCCTGTTGTCAGTCGGTACGAGCGCGATGATCTTGAGCACGCCCCGATCACGGAACGTCAGCCCAATCGCGTACTGCACAATCGCCTTCGCGATCCGCCCACGGAACTGCGGGTGAAATCCTGCCGTAAGCTCGACCATCACCGTCGTCCGCGCAACGAACTGCACATACCCGACGATATGGCCACGCAGTGTCCCCGCCAGCGTCCACACCGTCGGCTCAAGCATATGCGCGACGAAGTCCACCTGCTCTGGCTGCGGCGACAATGCGTCTCGCACCGGCCAGTAGAGTTCCGGCTGCCGCATAAACGCTTGCATGGCGAGCGGGTCGAACCGATCCGTCACCGCGAAGCCACCTGTCTCCTCGCTCATCTCACCACTCCGTCTCCGCCAACGACACGACATCGACGTAGCGTAGTGTGAACGTTGGATCGGTGCCACTAAGCCGTAGTTGCAGTCGTGTCGAGACGTGGTCGATGTACACGTTCGGAGCCGCGATGGCTGGTGCCGTGCCGAAGTCGAACGTGCCGACCGTCACCCACGTCGCGCCTTCGTCTTCCGACCTCTCGACGAGGACTCCTGTGCCTGCGGCGACCACGCTCGCCAACTCCCATCGCGAGAACTGATACCCGTCGCCGAGTTGCTTTGTTGTCAGCGTCCATGGGATCACCGCGCCGGCGTCGGTCTGCGCCCGATATTCGTACAGCTCTAGTGGTCCGTCCGCCGTCGCTGGACTCAGTGCGACCGATGGGATGTTCTCGATCAACGAGCGCGAGTCCCACGGCCGCGCCCACAGAGACGAGTTCCACTGTCCCTTCGCCGTCGCCCATGTCGTGAGCGCGAACGGGAGCACTAGGTTCGCGGCGACGAACGACTGCGCGAACACGCGGACCGCCCACGCGTTGTTCTCAAGTTGGACTCGGAGCATCTTGTTCGGCGTCTTCGACTGTCCGGCCGGATAGAATACCCAAACTTCATCCAGATCAGCGAGGAAGATCGTGAATAGCGTAATACGAGCGGGCGTGTTAAAGTCGCCAGTCGGAGCAAGGAAATTGTTGAACACGCCGTCGCCGATGTTGTCGAGCGTGTAGCCGCCCTGGTACGCGTAAATACCCGCGTGTCCCACGAACACATGCTCTCCCCCGACGTTGACAACCGCCCCCTGACTCTGCGCCCCTTCAAGCTGCGTCATATACTCCCAGAACAGTATCTCATTCAACACGCCGAGATACGACGCGCGCATGATACTCTGCTCTCGATACGCGATCATCCACGGCCCAAGCGACTCAAGCCGAAGTATGATGTCATCCGTGTCGAGAAGATCGTAGATCGCCGCGATCCCTGTCGTCCAGTTCGACGGGTCGCCGAGATCGCTCTGGCGCACACGGTGCGGTAGGTGCGCCCCCCCCTCTGTCGTGTTCGCGAGCAGCACCGTCTCGTGGAACACCGCAATCGCGCCGCACGTCGTCGAACTCGGCAGGTCGGGCAACTTCGTAACGACGCCTTGGAAGTAGTAGGAGACTTCATCTACGCCGTTCGAGAAGATTATCCAATCGTTGCCGGGGAATACGACGACGCTGAGTTGGCTCTTCTGCGGATCGCCGTGCATAGTTGGCGACACGAATACGTTCGCACCGCTCGCAACCGTCCGACCGACCGGCACTGCGTCTGTCGTCGTGATGTCGAGCACGCTGACGTTCGTAACAGTCGTAATGAGTTCGGAGCCGTCGTCGAGCGTGAGTCCAACGAGCGTATCAGTCGTGACATTCGCGACGCTGTCGAGCGAGAAGACATTAACGCCGGCGCTGTACGGTCCCGCCGTCGTCACTCTAATCGCGTCCTGCGACACTGGCTGCCATTGGAGCGTGGTCGTGCTCCACGTATAGATCGCTTTCGTCGTGAAGAGGAGCAGGACCACCGAGCCGTCGTTGAAGAACACTTGGAACACGCCCTGTGAGACGCCGATGTAATCACCGTTGTACGGGACGTAGCCTGTGTCAACGACTAGCCGTCCCGCGACGACGTGGAGTCCTTCAATGTCCACGCACTCGTTCGGCGCGAGGTCTTCGGGCGCTTTGTCTGTCCGCATACCTCCGTTGAATAGTGGTAGACGAACACGCGAGGGCGTCTCTTGCGCCGGGCGCAGTGTAGCAGCGGCTTTCTCAACCGGAAGAGATTGCATCAGCTTGCCACTGCATAGAGAGAACAATTACCAGACGTGATCGCGCCCGAACTTTCCATAAAGCGGAGTGCTGTCAACTGCGCCGAGATCGCGACGACCATACCTACGTTGACAATACGTGTCGCGCTAGCACTGTCGTAAAGAGTCATCTGTCCAATTATCGTCAACACAGTTGCGTTGTCAGTTATCACGTCGAACTCGAAACTTAGTCCCCCTTGCGTGTTAGTCTGTGCAATTCCGGTGTGCATTGCGCTTTGGTTGGATTGTTGAACAGCACCGCTACCTGCACTTGTCACAAGATTATAGTTTCCGCCGGTGTAATATCCAGTGGTATGATACGTAGGCGTACCGCCCGTCCCATATCGCCACCAAGCTACGTCGGTGTTCGTTGCAGGTAGTAGAAGACGTCCCACCCATTTCCAGTGGCGGCCAGTCAGTCCTGTGAAGTCAAGCGTGGAGCTGCTCGATGCGACTTGCGTAGTGCCGACTTGCGTGATTGCGCCTGGCGTCCCGCTCGCCGCAGCCGTAATCCGTCCTTGTTGATCGACGGTGAGATTGGTGTTAGTGTAAGCGGCAGGAGTAACCGCCGTGGCTGGTAGATCAGCCGCGACCATTGCACGAAAGGTGGGAGCTATAGCGCCGCCAGAGGACGGCCCCGCGAAGATAAGATTAGCAGTCTCCGTCGCCCACGTCACTGAGAACGTGCCAGCAGTTGTAATAGGAGAACCCGCAACTGACAACTCCGCCGGGACAGTTAGAGCAACGCTCGTTACAGTACCAGCGCCCGCTGCGCCATTCGACGCCGCCGTAATCCGCCCCTTGCTGTCAACAGTGATCGAGGAGAGCGTGTAAGAGCCAGGTGTAACCGCCGTGTTCGAGAGAGTTGCCGTGATCGCCGTCGCACCAGAGCCAGTCACGTCACCGGATAGTGTAACAGTTTGATTGCCTGTTAGATAGCCCTGGTTCGTGGCGGCGGTGACTTGACCCTTAGCATTGACCGTGATCCCTTGAAACGTGCCTACATTACCGTTGACGTTAGGCAGTGTTGCTGCTACAGAGCCAGCGCCCGGCCCCGCGAGTATGTCCCCGGTGAGTTGATTGATGCCGGAGCCACCCGAGACTCCTGAGACCCATCCACTCCCGTCCCACCACACCGGACCGTCGAGTGTCGAGTCGAAGAAGACCTGACCGACCGTAAGTTGATCGGCGGGACGTGCACTCGTCGGCCCAAAGTCTGGATTGTTGAACGCCGCTGCGATCCGCTGGAACATCTGCGCGATGGCCGTGAGTACCACGCGCAGCCCCGTCACCCCGTCGCCAGCATTGGACAGGATTTCAGTCGCGGGGAATGTCTGCGGGAGCTTCGGCATCGCTTACGGGAACTCTGCCACGCTAATGCCATCGACGAAGAAGAAGAACTTGCGCGCCACGCGGTCGAACATGAGATAACAATTGTTGTCGAACGCGATGAGGGGAACAGTGCCGCCAAACCACTCCATGTAGAACTGGTTGTTAGCGCCGCCCGTCGCCTCGAACTTGCTCGCGAACGCAGTGCCGGTGACGGAGAGATTAGCGCCAGCGTTTACGTCGCCCGTCGCATTAACGTCGCCCGAAGCGAAGACGGAGTTCGCGTGAACATCCGCCGTCGTCGTGATATTGCCGTCGGAGGTCGTCGCGCCGTTGATAGAGAGCCCGCTGTCCGCCGTGAGCAGACCGCCAACTTCGAGAGTACCAGTTATAACTGAGTTACTGCCTACAGCGAGCGTGCCGGTGACGTTGATGTTGCCTTGGAACGTGGAGGGCGCAAGTCCACCGCTCGACGTGAACTGGAGCACGTTGCCAACGCTGTCGCGGTAGAATAGCTCAGTGACGCCCGCGATGACTTGAGTGTAGACGACGCCATCCGTCCCGTTGACGGGGCCGGGCGCACCGCCCTGCGGGATCAGTTCGACGTGGAGATGGAGGCCGTCATTCGCGTCGCCCGCGAACGAGTGATCGACCGCGACACGCTCTCGAATGTCGAGCTTGAAGTCGCGGATACGCCCCGCGCCGAGATCAATGTCTTCGGAGTCAGCAGGAACAGTCGGCGACCAGGAGTGCGTAAACGCCATTAGAGGATCTTCTTGAGTATGTCGTGCATCGTGGCAGGGTTGTGGGGCATCTTAACCCCCGCCGCCACTTTCGCCCCCTTCCGTAGCGACGCACTCGGCCTGTGCGGCATCCCTTTCGGACGCACTCCTTTCGGCGGCTTGTATCCCTTCACGATATGCTCCATTCAGTTCCGTTCCACGTGTACCCGCGCTCCGCGTAGTCGTTCGTGAGAATGTCTGACGCGGCCCCGTCAATCGACGGCGCGACCACGATGATGTTGCTCGCTCCAGCATCGCCGTTCGAGTCCTTGATAGTGAAGGTCTGGCCAGCGAACGTCGAGCCAGGCATGTTGAGGGTGGTAGACCCCGCGACATCTCGACCGAGAACGAACACGCGCACGAGTGTCGTCGGCGCTGCGCCGACCAACTTCGTCCCACCAGCGAGAATGATCTGGACGGATTGGACGGGGATCGCGCCCCCTCCACCCGCGAGCGTGTTCACCCAGCGCCCCGGCTTCGTCGGGTCCGCGAACGGACAGAACACATTGACGCCGTCGTCGGCCTGCATAGATGTCGCAATCCACATGAGGAACTTCTGACCGCCGTCAAGCTCGCTCGCGAGTCCAGCGAGATAGATAATCGCTCCGTCGAGACTGCCGACGACGCCGTCGATCTCCCCTTGCGGCGTGACGGACGGATGGAGATACGTGATGTTCGGGACGCTGTCTGCCTCGGACGGATTGATCTGGCCCGTGGTGAGCGTGTACCACGCGTCCTGCGGCACAAACGTCGGGAGCGGCACTGATGTCATGGCGCAGTCCTAATCCACGGGTCTTGCCAGTACGGGCCTTGATTGGTGAGCCCGGCGTTGTCGATGTCCCGACTTATCTCAATATCCGGGCGAGTATCGTCACGCTCAATCGCTTCATCCAGTTGCTCTTTCGCGAGCCCCTCGAAGTACAGAGCACGGTCTGACCGGCCCAGAGTCTTGAAAAAGTATCCCAGCGTGTAGTTGATAATGATATCATCTTTGTCTTCATAGTCCGAGGACTGCGTTAGGTCCGCGACGACGAACGGCGTAGGCGATTTGATGAACCGGAGTTGAGCCGTGAACTGCTGGAAGGGGGCTGGCGCCATCACGATGAAGTTCCCCCATCGCGCATAGATGCCCGGCCACCCTGGCGGTATCCACTCTGGCGCAGGGTAGTGCTGGTCGAACCATCTCCACGGCTTCTCGATGACTTTGCGACTCGTCCCAAGCGACGACACTCCACTTGACGTGTCGAGCAGAACGAACGAGTGGATCGTCTTCACGTTCGGCGGCGGGACGAGGAACTTATCGAGGCCCGGAGTGCCCGTGAAGTTCATCTGCGCGAGTGCAGTCTCGGCCATCTCGGAGAAGTCGTAGCTCCGATTAATCCGAGACTGCGCGAGGTTCAGCCCGATCACGATCCGAGGGAGCGTGAACGTCGCGTCTTGCTCCGTCCGGTTGCCGAGCCCCGCTAGTATCTCGTCGCGGAAGTCTCCGAGTGTGAGCGCGCCCACGCTGTCATCCTAACTGCCCTATGGCGAGGAATGTGAACGTGCCGACATCTTGGTCGTTGGAGGCTTCTGCAATCGCGCCCGCTGCGGTGGAGAGTGTGCGCGTGTCGGTGATTGCGCCCGCCGTGAGACCGCCTGCCGATCCAGTGACGGTGTAGCCTGCATCCGATACGAAGTGCGCTCCGCCGACCGTCGCTAGCCCTGCCGGATGAGTCGCTGCCGTGCCACTCGTTATAACGAGTGTCGGGTCGGCAGCGGTGATCGAGCCAGCACCGACAGTGATGTCCGCCCCCGCTGTCCCATACGCTTTGAAGGCAGAGGCCGCCGCGTTCCAGGCCATGATGAAGCCCGCCGACGAGATACCGTTAGGGACGACAGTGAGTTTGCCGCCCGGCAGGAATGCCTTCGTGATCGCCGCGATTGCCACTGCTGTCGAGTTGTAGTTCGTGATGTGGCACGAGCCAGAGATCACGCCCATCGACGTGTTACCGAGCCGTCCCGGTCGCGGTGTATCTAGCGTGACCGTCGCCGCATAAACTGCCATGACGGCCTCCTTAGTTCGTGCAGCAGAGAACGACCGTCTTCGTGGACGGGTCCATGCAGATCGCGACGACCTGACTGTCCACGTCACTGACGACAGCGAGCACACCCGCCGCTTGCGCGTCGTGCGTCAGTGCGTCGCCGATGGACGGCGAGCCTGCGAGGGCCTCTTCGAGGACGGAGACACCGCGGATTTGTATCCAGCCGTAGGCGACTGCGCCACTCGCGACATCTGCGAGCGCCACACCTGCGCCGACAAGACTCCCGCCGTTCGCTCCATCGACGATTTGGAGAAGCGGGTTGGTGGCGTAGGTGAGATAGCAGAGAAAGTCACCGGCGTCAATCGCCGTCGTGCCGGAGAATTTGACGTACTTGTAGACCTTGTTATCGTCTTCGCGGAGCATCCCGAGCGTGACTTGAGCAGTTGTGTCAACGTCCGTGAGTGCCGCGTGCCAGGATTGAGCCGACATGATAAGTTCTCCTGTCTTACGGGGTGTCGATGGTGCTGAGGACGCCAAGCACTCGCCGCCGGTTCGTCATAAACGAGCACGCGAGTTCAACCTGCGCCGCCCGGTCGTTGACCTGGTTGGGAATGGCCTTCCATTCGGTCATGTCGAAGAAGTAGCCTGGGTCGTAGACGAACTCGATGAAGCGCGTGTTGAGGAAATACATGCGCTGGGAGAGCGCGGGCGACCAAACCATTGGGATAAGTTTGTAGGACTGGTTGTAGAAGCCCATGTCGGCAAGCCGGTTGTTGCTCGTCCGGTAGGCCGGGATTACAGTCGCCTCGTACAACTCGTATGAGTTCATGTCGGACAGGATGATGTCCGGCGCGTCCATCCGACGGTTGTTCATGCAGAGGTTGAGGAGATGGCGCATCTTGTCCACGCCGTTGACGGCGAAGCTGAGTCCCGTCATGTCGATGGCTTGGTTCTGCCACCACGTGTAGACCGAGGGGTCAATTCCGCCCGCGTTGAAGGACGACGACGCGACGTTGGCGAAGTCTGGCACGAGGAACTGGAGGCCGTCGATCGACGCGGCTGGGAGAGTGGCAGCGCCGGAGCCCGCCGCGAGCGTGGTTTCGAGTGTCGAAGTGAGCGACTCCTCGGTGTTGTTCAGCTTCGCGTTGACCCAATCGATAATGCGCGAGTCGCCAGAGTTCTGCTGCTCATCGACGCCAAACCGGAGGATGTTCGCGACGAGATAGCGCCACTGATACTGAGCGACAGTGAGGAACTTGAAATCGTTCATCGCGACAGTGCCGCCTCGCGCGATCCACTGGACGGTGGAGTTCTGCCCGTATTCGAGGTTCGTTTCGAGGAACCGGCCACCGCGGACCGGACGGAGTTTGCCCTTGTCCTTCAGCCAGAACCAGAACGGCGCCGCCGTGAAGATGTTGTCGAAGACGCCCGGCAGACGCTTCTGCCACGTCGTCGTGTAGAGATCGTCGAGTGCTTGAGTGAATTGATTGACCACGGTTCAGTCTCCTTACATGCCTTCGAGGACGGCGAGAACTCCGGGATACTTCGCAGAAACCTCCCGGTAGGCTTCGATACCGGCGTCACGGGAGGAGAGAACCGGCGTGCCGTTGGCAGCGCCGCCTGTTGGTGTGAGTCCGCCCCACCGAGGCGCTGGTTTGGGTGGCGGCGGGTTGTACTTCGCGTCGAGCGTCGCCGCCTTCGCGGAGTTTGAGCCACGCGCAAGCGTGTAGAGTGCTGGAATGTCGAGCGTCGGGTGGACACGTGCCAGCCCGATCATCTCGTCTTTCCAGTCGTTGAAGTCTTTGTGCTCAGCGCGGAGACGTTCAACGGACTCCGTCGCACTCTTCGTCGTCACGCTCATCTGGAGGCCAGTGAGTTGGTCCGTGACGGGCGAGAGTGCTTCAGCGATCTGCGCGCGGACCGCTTCGCCGATTGTGCCGACGATGTGAGCGACGAGTTCAGGGCGACTCATCGCCTCGAAGTCGAGGGGCTCTGAGGGAGCGACTTGAGGGATCGCGACCGTGCGGACTTCGGAGACGAGCGTGTCGAGCTTGCCGCCGAGGCTCTCGTTGAGTTGGCCGAGCGAGCCGATGAACTCGGACCAGTTCGGGCCAGCCAGAGTGGCGGGTGAGGCAGCAGGGTCAGTGGCAGGCGTCGCGGGATCGACAGTGGTAGGAGTGGTAGTCGTGGGAAGATCGCTCATCGTGCTCTCCGTCGTGCATTGGTGGGGGCAGTATCGTCAGACTCGACGACGGACGGAGACGCACGGGCCGCAGCGCGGATACGAGCTTGAGCGAGTTCGATCTGTTGGTAGAAGTGCATCTGGTACTGTTCGATGAGACCGGGAGTGAACCTGCCGACCGGATCGAACGTGACACGAGGGAAGGGGCGGGCAGAGCCGTTGTCGAGGAGTTCGACGATCATGCGACCCACGATGCGGGGCGACGGGGCGGTGTCGTTCATGTGAGCAGCCTCGACTGATGGGGGAGGGGTGTCAAGGGGGGTGGAGGAGGGCGAGAGGGCGCGGAGACGCCGAAGAGCGTCAACATCACCATTCCCTCGGCGCACGTGACGGCCACAGCAGCGAGTCTCGTAGTGCGCCGACCTCGACCCCGCGCGCCGCACACTCACGCCGGAGTTCTTGCGGCGTGTCAATGACTCGTGGCTTCTCCCACGGGTTGTAGATATGGTCGAACGTGCCCGGCTTAAAGACGATGACGGAGGGAGCGCCGACGCGCGGCGCGGGGCCGAACGCGTGGTAGAGGAAGTTTGCGAACACGCACTCTTCGCACGGCTGCTCGCACGCGTGAATGTAGCAGATCATAGTACGCGTATCCCTGTCCTAGCGGTGAAGTCGGATTTGCGCTCTCTCCGTCGCGCGTGGAGACATATTCGGATGAAGTTGGTGAACGGGCGGCCTCGAACGAGTTCGAGCGGCCAACCGTACTTGTCGAGCCAGATCATGCCGCACGCCCTCCTGCCATAGCAGTGAGAGCGGCGGGGGGTGCGCCACGGAGTTGTTGGGCGGCTTGTCCAAGTTCCATTGGGTTCTCCTGTGTGCCCGGCTGGCCGGGCTGCTGCGGTTGTCGGATCATGTGGTCGGCGTCAACGCCGTACTGCTCCGAGAGCCAGAACTGCGTCAGCTTCATCGGGTCGATGAGGGGGTTCATCTTAGCGATGCCGTAGAACTGCGTCGCTTTCGCCTCTCGGAGTTGTTTCGTCAGCGGCAGCGACGTGTCTGGGTCGATCTTGATATCGTAGATAGCGTCGCGTAGGAGTTGTGGCTGGAACCTGATCCAGATCGGGATGCCCTCGGGTCCGACAACGTCGAGGACCATTTCGGAGTCCCAGTGCCCGATAATGAGATGGTTCATGTCGGAGACGACAGTGGTGAGGAGGTCGGCGCACGCGTCCCGTCGTTCGTCGATCCGGATTTGGGTGGCGGAGTTGACGATGTTCGCTTCGGTCGCGGAGCGGTCCGCGGATCCGGGCGCGTACTCGCCAAACTGATTGACGCCGAGGCCGAGAAGCTCCTGTATCTCTTGGCTCAACACGCCACCCGCCGACTCAAGGAGTTGAATGATCTGCGCGAGTCCAGCGTGCTGGAGTTCCTTGATCTGGTTGATGTCTTTGGCGTGGATAACGGAGCCCGCGTTACCGTCGATCATTTTGCTCTCTTCGTCAGGCGTCATCGTACCGATGCCAGAGAGGAGTTTAGCGATAGCGACGCGGCGATGATTGCGGAGTTGGGTCCGTATCTCGTTCACTTCGCCCTGCTGCGGAGCGAGAATTTGCGAGTCACTGATCCCCCAGAAGACCTCATCGTCGTTGTTGAAGATGAGGGGGTAGTAGTTGAGGCGTCCGGCGCGTTGAAGCTCGTCTTCCTCGCAGAAGAGGACTTTGTCCTCGACTTTCGTGTTGACGGCGTGGGGGGCCATGACGAAGACGAGCCCGGTCTTTTTGTCACGGATTTCCCAGAGGATCACGCCTTCACGGTTACGGTCGGTTAGGGACTGAGTGCGCGCGAGGAGCCGTCCCTCCGTGACACCTGACATGATACCGTCGGTGTTGGTGAAGCGCGGGTCAGCCTTGATGTCGTCGAGAGTGCGGACATCCTCGAAGCACACCCAGCGGGCCGAGTGAATATCCACAGTGCCGTGCGGGACGACGACTTGGCCTGGATGCGCGGCGAGCAGCCACGGCATGTTGGGATGTACGAGATCGTTGTACTCGACGCGGCGTTGGACTTTTCGGCCACCCGTGTCAGGGGCTTCGGTGGAGATGTCGTCGGGGGTGGGAGTGTGTTCTGCGCCGTAGCCGAGCCGGAGGCCACCCGTACCGAACATGACGCCATGTTGCACCGCCTTTTTCATAGACCCTTTGACGCCCATCACGTCGATGAGTTTGTTGTCGGCACGTTCGAGGAGTTTCGAGAGCAGCATGTTCTCGATGCCGGGCTTGGAGGGAGTGATGCTAACGGACGGATTACGATAGTAGATACGCGGTATGAGCGTCCGCATCATTTTGAAGTATACGTTGGAGGGAAGGATGTCGGGACGCCACTCACCGCGATACCAGCGCCGCCACGTGGGCCATGACTCCTCGTGCGCGTAGGTGCGGCGGAAGGTCTTGCCTTTGGCGACCGCCTCGATCCAGTATTGAGGAATTGGCTTTCCACTACTGGTATAACCGTCGCGAGGAGTGTTAGCCATGATGTAAACCTATACAAAACGTAGACGCTCGCCGCCGTGTCGGGGGTCGCTCATGTTGCTCGCCGCCCCCTCCCTCGCGCTTCGCGCTCGGGGGGGACCCCCTAGC